CCTATTGTTCGTGCTACGCTCATAGATTGTTCGAGTTTTGTAACAAACACTCATATCCCACTCCCTGAGGGGAGGGACATCAGTGTAGTCCAATTCCCAGTCTCGTGCACAACATTGCCGTTCGTTGGAATACAAATGTAATGGTTCTTCCCTGACAGAAGCACCTTCAAGTGTAATTCCATTCTCCTCTCGCAAAATGAACAAATCTTTCTCTTGTGGGTACAAGCTTTCATATTCCTCGTCCGTCATTTGGAATACTGCAAACTTATGTTTATCCATCTTAACCTTAGCTTGCGCCAAAGCATCATCGTCCACTGGTGGCCTATCTTTCATTATAGGGTCATCTGCATGCCACTTGGTCATTATATTTCCAAGCACATACATCATCTCATAATAACTAAGATCAATCAAGCTGTTGCCAGCTGAATCCGTCCAGTACCTTTCAAATTTGGGTCCACTTGCCACCATGTTATCACCTAAAATCTCTCCTCCCATTGGGTCGAGAAACGTATAGTGCTTATCACGTAGGTTTCCTGTCTTACATTTGCTGCATTCCTTGTCCTTGCACACGCTCACATGCACAACAGCTTGTCGTCTCCTCCAAACTGCATGCTTGCAAACTACTTCCTTATGCATTGTATAAGGGTCATTAGTCGTCAACAAAATCAATTTTGATGCATATGTCATTCCTTTCTTATCCGCTTGTGCTTGAGGCACAAAGAACTCAACTGGAGACACTAATCGTATAAAGCCTAAAACCTCCGAATTGTCTGGAGTGTGGCCTGTAGATTGCCTTGCATCATCTTGAATGTGGATATCTTGTTTCATATACCCATCCATATGTTTGTTGTTGGGGTTTTCCGAATAGATCAAATTGTCGATTTGCCAGTCTATGTTTTGAGTTATATCGGGATTGGTCATGTCAAACGCAACTAAATCCATTAGTTGCGACTTACCACATCCTGATTCTCCTGTAAACTCAAACACAACCGGTGTCCTTTTCCTTCCTGTTCCACTTAAGGCCAATAATGAAGCATTCTCTGTTAGGTACTTCCTAAAAGTAATACTCGCATCCTTGACAATATTCAAAACTCTGTTGGTCACTTTCACTTTGTTATGTAACACTAATAGGTCAAACTCATTTAGCGCCACACGAATCGTTTCAATTTGTTCTCTCAAAGCTGCAACGCCTCGAGTTGCCCCTGGTGTTTGGGCAACGACGTCGCGAATAAGAGTTATTAACATTGGTAAATTAATACCACCTGGTAGTTTAGCATCCTTTAGAAGATCGTCCTCTTGCCAAATTCCCAGATAATAT